CGCGTTGCTGACGAACTATTAGAAAAGAAATTAATCTCGCACCGCCTTAGATGGGGCGGTGATTGGGATGGTGATGGAAGAACACTAGACGAAGGTTTTGTTGACCTACCGCATTTTGAACTGATGAAGATATGAGTAACTTACTAGCAAAGGCCGCTGACTTTTTCAGTGGCGGTTTAGGCTCGGCGATTGTTGATGGCGTTAAAAGCTATTTCCCACCATCAATGAGTGATCAAGAAAAAGCCGAGCTATCAGAGCGAATAAACAGAGAAGCTAACATACAAGCTAATGAAGCAGCCCGTATTGTCAATGAAGAACGTGCTGAGTTCAATCAACGTATTCAAGAGATGGAAGGAACAGCGAGTGATCTTAAGTCTATTGCGTTTTTTGGTCCTATTGTTATTTTTCTGCGTGGTTGTCAGCGCCCTGTTTGGGGTTACGCTACATTATATATGGACTTCATGGTGTTTAGCGGCCGTTGGAAAGAGCTTAGCGAAATGCAAGAAAGTGCTTTGTGGGTCATTAATTTACTTGTGCTTGGTTTTTTATTTGGTGAACGTGCAGTTAAAAATATTATGCCATTAGTCGCTCAATATTTTAAAGGCGGTAAGTAATGCCAGATCAAGGTATATCATTTTTCAAACAATTATTTGGTAATGGATTTGGCTATCTTTGGTTTGTTTTCCTAGCAGCATGGGGAGGCACAGTGAGTTACATCACTCGAAAGAAAAGCGACAAGTCTCCCTTTTCAATTTTTGAGTTAATCGGCGAATGGGTTATCTCCGGCTTTTCTGGCCTGATCACAGCGTTTATCTGCCAAGAAATGAATATCCCTTTTATGTATACGGCTGCGGCGGCCGGTGTTGCTGGTCACATGGGCGGCAGAGGAATATATTTAATTGAAGCATTCCTCAGAAAGCGCATTGGGCTACCTGGTGACAAATAGTGGCGAACAACTGGCAGGCATTACAGGCTGAGTTTACCAAAGCGCATGCTGAAACGGGCATCAAAGTAAAAGAATGGTGCGAGTCAAAAGGCATAAACTATTCTTCAGCACGACGCTACATCAAGATAACCAAGGCCAAGGCTAAAGTTAAAACTCAAGTCAAAGCAAGAGCAATGGCTGAGAATAAAAATTTAGGCGCATTAAAGCATGGCGGCTACAGCAAATATTTTAACACTGACATAACAGCATTAGTTTCAGATACAGATTTAACTGACGAACTAGCGTTATGCCGATCGCGCATTCATTTAGTTGTTTGCACGATTGAAGAAATTCAACGTCGACTAGAACAACGCCCTAGGGTTGAAGTTGACATAGCGGCTAGCCTGTTCGATTCATTGCTAAAAGCTGATATTGCACTCGATAGAAACGTTGCCCGAGCAGAATCGATAACCAAAACATTATCCTCTATTCGCCTGGACGATTTAAACGAATATAAAATCATGGCTGATACGGATCGTAGCATTCAGATAACAAAATCAACGATAATTAATACTAAGAAATCTATTGTACAAACTGAGCTAGTCGAATTACAAATCAAGAAAGCTGAAAAAGAAATGGGCGGCACAAGTAAGCTTGATAAGTACATTGATAGCTTAACCGGTAACGGTGTTGATGTGGTGGTCGGGTAATGCAGCCCAATACCGCTAAATACTCAACAGATACTTGGCTAACGAGTGAAGAACGTTTTGAACTCGATGAAGCAGAGCTATTAGAACGGTGCGGCCCTTATTTAGATTGCTGGTGGTGGCGTATGAATAACTTATACATCATTGCTAACGAGTATGGCCAACCTGTGCTGTTTCGTTGTCGTAAAGCGCAAGCCTTTTTGTTTTGTGTGATGTGGTTTTTAAACATCATATTAAAAGCGAGGCAACTCGGATTCAGTACAGCGATTCAAATTTTTATCTTAGACCATGCGCTATTTAATAATGATAGACAGTGCGGCGTTATCGCCCAAGGGCTAAGTGAAGCAACGGCAATATTTGCCAGTAAAATTTTATACCCTTACGTTCGACTCCCTTCCTGGTTAAAGACCGGTAGCAGGGCTGTTACTTCTAAAACATCGACGAGTATTTATTTTGCTAATGATTCTTATGTGCGTATCGCTGTTAGTTTCCGATCTGGAACCTTACAAGTGCTGCACGTTTCAGAATATGGAAAAATTTGCGCTCAATATCCGCTTAGGGCCGATGAAGTGCAAAGCGGCTCCCTCAACGCTATACATAAAGGCAGTTTATTATTCGTTGAAAGCACCGCTGAAGGTGCGGCGGGGAACTTTTTTGATATGTCGGTTGAAGCTATGGAGCTATTGGCAGCAAGCATACCGCTGACGCACCAGGACTTTAAGTTTCACTTCTTTCCGTGGTTTGATGATCCCAAGTATGTTTTAGCCGCACCCGACAGCGGTTTAAAACTCACCAAGCCACAAATAAAATATTTCACGGCAGTAGAAGTTGCCATGAAAGTCACACTTAGCGACGAACAGAAGAACTGGTATATCGCTAAAGAACGTACACAAAAGCAAAAAATGAAGCAAGAATTCCCATCCACTGCGATGGAAGCATTCTTAACGTCTGGCCGCAAAGTCTTTGATACCGATGATTTGATGCGTGTTGAAGGTCGTTGTAGTAAACCGCTCATTGTTTATGACATAGAGCCAACAACCGGCAAGATGAAAAAAGTTACTGCCAAGGTCGATTTAACCTCTAAAGCGACTGATAAATTAAACATGGCCGCTGCGGGTTATCTTTTAGTGTGGGAATTGCCCGACAAAGATGAAGACTACGCTATTGGCGGCGATGTAGCTGAAGGTTTAGAACATGGCGATAGAAGTTCACTTGATGTTGTTGCTAAAAGTGATGGCAGACAAGTGGCGCATTGGTTTGGTCATATTGATACCAAGCGTTTCGCAAGATTAATGGCGCACGTTGGCCGACTTTACAACATGGCATACCTTGGGCCTGAACGAAATAATCATGGTCACGCCGTATTGCAAGAACTGGTAGAAATTTATCCAGTGGCCCGAATTTATAAAGAAGAACACATAGATCGTGAAGATGCCGATGAAGAAACCGCAAAAGTGGGTTGGCATACCTCGGCACAATCCAAACCTATGCTGACCGGCTCGTTTGAAGATTTACTCGCTAATGATGCTGATGGCCTTAGATGGCGCGGCACGTTAGCTGAATTTAATATATTTGTTTACGACAAAAAAGGACGAATGGGCGCTCAATCTGGTGGTTTTGATGATCAGGTTATGAGTTATCTTATCGCACAAGAAATGCGGGCAAGAATGCCAAAACGTCACATTGTCGATGATTCTAATGCTGAACATAACCCTAATCACTGGATGGCCCGTTAATGGTTGATCACGTTAAAAAATTAGAAGAAGGCTTCACTCTCAAGCAGTTAATGGACTTAATGGGCGCTGTTGATATTCAACCGGATTGGCGCACCCCTGCCAATATTGCTTGTGCTTATTATGATGGTGATCAGCTTAGCGATATGATCCGCCAGGTATTGCAAGAGCGTGGACAGCCCGAAATCGTTCATAACATGATTGGTCCTACAATCGATGGCGTATTAGGCATGGAAGCTAGAACCCGTAATGACCTGTTGATCAGTGCTGATGATGATGAAGGTGAAGAACTTGCTCAAGCTATTAATGAAAAGTTTAAAGATGCGTGGCGTTTAGCCGGTGCAGATAGAGCCTGTTCGGATGCGTATGCCTCACAATTAAAAGCAGGGTTAGGCTGGGTTGAAGTTACACGAAACCCGATACCCTTTGAAGCGGCGTACCGCATTAAATACATTCACCGACGTAATATCTGGTGGGATTGGCATTCTACAGAGATTGATAGAGCCGATGCTCGATGGAAGATGCACAAAAAATGGGTTGATCTTGATGAAGCTACCGCGACGTTTCCGGACCATGCTGAAATCCTAAAAAACTCAGTTAATGAGTGGCAAGACTTTATTCAATCCGAAGATTTTAACGGCCAAGATCCGAACTTACATGCCGCATGGCATGAGTTTGACAGTTGGGACAGAACACAAGCGGAATGGCTAGACAGTGAGCGCAAGCGCGTATTGCTGCAAGTTGTTCAGTATAAAGTATGGAAACGTGCGCATGTTATTAAACTCTCTGATGGCCAAGTGCTTGAGTTCGATAAAGACAACGAGGTTCATGTAGCTGCAGTACAGTCGGGTAAAGTAAAGCTCGAGTATGCAGCATTCCCTAAAATGCGTGAAGCCTGGTTCGTTGGTCCACATCGCATTACTGATAGAGCAAGCCTAGCACCGGATGGCAAAGATTCATTAACCGCTTTTATTGGCTATCAAAAAGATTCAAGTGGCGAACCTTATGGCTTAGTCAGTCGCATGATACCGGCTCAAGACGGTA